TGTGATAGTTACGAATGAGCCGTAGAACTGAATTTGTGCTTTAAAGTCAGTTACTCCGAGTTGGTCTCCTGGAGGAGTTTGTCCATCCGTTAGGGGAACAGTCGCCGCGCTGAGAGTAGAATAACGTCTGAAAACCATTTGGTCCCCAGAGTTAAGCGGTATTTGCCTCTTTTGAGCGAACAAGTCATAGATAAAATAGGGGCGGGCGAGGGCCAGCAACAATCTATCAAAGTATGTTCTTACTTCTGGAGGCAATTGAGTAAGGGTTGTAATTGCCATTTTTATTTCCTAATATTTAGCAGACTCAGATGCTCTCCAAGTGCTTCGAGGCCATTTTCATAAAGTCCGCATCACTCATCGTCGCGTAGTAGTCGGCCTTGCTTAAGACGCTTTGGCCACCCGTCTGAGCCAGGGTTCCCGGCTTACGAGCGTTTTCGACCATTCTTTGAGCATCAATGCTCTTTTGCGATGGAGCTGTGGGCTGTTTCAATTGAGCCTCTAGTTCTTGAATTCTCTGGTTTTTCTCTTGGAGCTCTTGGTGTCTCTTGGCATACTGGTATGCGAAAAGAGCCTTGTTCTCGGCACCCTTGAGTCCTTGGAGGAAAACCGGGTCTGTCTCTGCTAATTGTTTCCCGTATTTTGTTAATACATCGGCATAGTCGGGATGGCTGCTAACTACTTGAAGCTCTTCGATTTTCTCGTTATAAGCCTGTTCTCTAGCTTCCCAAGCCTTTCTGAGTTCTCCAACATTCGGGATTTCTCCATCCTCCATGCCGTCGAACATCTTTTTGGGCTGTTGTTCTTGAGGTCTTTGGCCTTGAGCTAAGTTCGCTCGCAACATGTCAAGCTGAAGCTGGTGCTCCCGCTTTTCTGCTTCCCTCTCTGCCTTTAAGCGTTCTACACTCTCAGTAAGGGCTTTGAAGTTGCGTTCTTGTGCTGACTCTTGAGCAGGGGCTTCAGGTACACTTTCTTTTGTACTTTCGGCCTCTACCGGAGGAGTTGGCATGGGGAACTCTTCACCTTGCACTTCTCTTTGAAAGGAGTTTTGCTCTACTTGTTGCTCCACGGCGGCTGGAGTCTCTACTTCGCCCGTATCGTAAATCTCTGTAGCGGCTGACATTGCATTCCTTTAAGGTGCATGTTCTAGTCTCTAAGACAGCAAGACTCCCATCTTGCGTCCTGTTTCCGCGAGTTCCGGAGAGAAGTCTTTAGAGTCGTCGGACAATAAAGACGGGTCTAAGGGAACGTCGGGAGGTATTGATAACTCTGGCTCAAAGCGGAATATGCCTTTAGAATTGTCTACGTACCAAACTAGAAGGCCGATAATCTTTGGAGGTTTTTGTCTATAGAAGCGAAACGACTGTCTAAATACGCCCGGACGAGCTTTGTCTTCTTTTGCGGCGAAGACAACATAAAAAGGCGCCTTATCTTGCTTGAGGTTATTCGCAAACTCTTCAGCCTTTGCCCAGACATCGCTCCCCCATTGTTCTCGTGCTTCGTGGATGGTTACTGCTGACATTTCAATGCTCCGCTGAGCCTTCCCAATTGTAGTGTTTGAATTGTCCGTGAATCTTCTTCTCGTCGGACTTCATGCCTGCTGCACCTGCTTGACCCATGGCGATATTTGCTGCTTCGCCTTTAAAGTCACCCAGACCCATGCTCATTTCGCTCTCGCCATGACCGGGGAGAGGTTGATGAAGACGGTCTTCTTCATGCTTATAGAGCATGTGAGGTGAGTGAGCTTCGTGTTCCTTAGCAAGATGATACTTTAGACCGTGCTCAGCCATGACATCTGTGTGATGTGCTTTCTTTTTCATTTTTTTCTCATTTTTTTGAGGGTTTCTGCTAATCTCGCACGCTTTGCCAAAGTGGGATTTTTCGAATGCTCAGCTTTTTTCAGCTTCGCTTCGGAAATCGGCTCGCCTTTCTTGGCGTGCAAGCTCTTACGCAATGCTCCCTTGTTAGCGGGGTTGATTGCCTTTTGAATCCATTTCTCTGCCATTACTTCCTCGGACGGTACTGTTTGTTGGTCTCTTCAGCCCTTTCGTCATGTTTTCCGGTATCAGCAGCGGGTTCTCCGTAAGAATACCCGTAGGGCATCTCCTGAGTTTGAACTCTTGAGTCGAGTTCTCTTGAATAAGACTGCGGAGGTGTGGGGTGTAAGTAGGCGTTGTCGTCAAAAATAAAAGGGTCTTTAAACATTGCAGCCTCTCTTTTTCATGCGTTGGTATTTTTCTATCATTGGGTCACGTACATCTCGGTCTTTCTTCACGAGCTTTTCGTTCTTCTTTTCTGCTTTCCTGAGCACTTTGACAGCCTGTTTCTCTTTACCTGCCTTCACATCGCGCTCTGCCGTCTTCATGCGCTTGGTGACCTGGTGCATGGCTTTGTCCATGTACGTGTTCCTTTGTTGTAAACTCTCTAATTCAAAGTTTACAGAGATAACAAAAAAATTTATATATAATTCAAAATAAGAGAAGCGAATGGGTGATTCGTAATTTGTCGAAAAGGTGGGAAATAACAAGTCCCTACATTGGCTCTAACCATGTAGGGACGGAAATCTAATTTGAAATAAGAAGATACTTTCAAATTAGCCGTTCTTGCAATTTTTAGTAAAGAAATTTTTAATTATGGTAATTGCCGTTATCATGATGAACGGTCTTTTGCTTGACCTAAAAATAGATAACATTTATTCCCCAAATAATGACGTCATTTGTTGGGAATCTCTCTTTCGGGCATATTGCAGAGTGTCAAATCTCCCGTTTTCTAATAAAGAAAAATTGGGGAGTTATTCCTGCTTATGAGAAATTACTCAAAGACCAAAAAGGTCCTCGAATTTTTCCTTCTTTTCAAAAAGAACCCTATATTTCCCCAGACCTTCTCATTTACAAGGGGCAAGAAGTCTATTGGGCTGAGTGCAAAAACAAGACTGGGGTTCCCTATAATAGACATCGTAGCATCTTTACTACGGGCATAGACAAGGTTCACTTTGAGAATTACCTGAAGGTGGACAAGGAAACGCCTTGGAAGGTGTATGTATTTTTTCTTCATGGAGACGAGGTGCTTGAGGGGACTCCCGAGGGATGCGTGCCGCCTTCCGGGCTCTTTACTCAATGGATTGGGAACTTAAAATTAACGATAAATCACGAATGTGAGAAGAATGCCATGATTTATTGGGATTGTTCTGTTTTAATTAAATTATGCAATTTAAAAGAATTTATGGAGAAAATATGTTGAAATATCTCGTACAAATGGCGCTTTTGATGACTATTCTATTTCCTCATCCAGAGCCTCAGGACCCAGAAGAAGCTCCAGCAGAGTGGTGCCCTTAGGCCGCAGACTTAGGCAGAGGCTCTTTTCCCTCTAAAGCCTTTAGAAGTTCGACTTTCTCTCTCAGGTTCGTTAAATCCATCGTCTCGAGCTCTTTGAGAGCTTTAATGAGGTTGAGAGCCCCCGCAGTGCGTTCTTCCTCTGCCCGGGTCATTCTCTCCGCATTAAGTGCAGCATCCAATCCTACTTTATTGAGACGCTCTGCTGCAAGAGAGCGGTCGGACTCGGCTTTTGCTTCCATAGACTTGGTGATGGTGGCTTGGTTTTCCATTTGAAGCTGAACGGCCACTTGCTGCTGTTGCTGTGCTGCCTGTGCTTGTGCTGCCAGAAGCTCTTCGAGCTCTTTTTTGCCATGGAGGTTTGAGTTCTTGATGATGAGAGAAGGGGGGATTTCTATACCCATGCCTTTGAGAGCCATTAGTTGAATAAATTGCGACTCGCGTTGAGTATCCGTAAGAATACCTTCTTCGACCACAACGTCATAACGAGAAAAAGCCTTTGAATAGAATTCATTGGTAGGCTCCTTTTTAGTGATGAGTTTAATCTTCTCGGGAGTGTAGTTCTCTTGAATGAGCTTCAGCACTTTCTTCCCAAGCAATTTCTGAGACTCCCTGAGTCCGTCAAACAGGTCTTGGAGATTGATGAGCCCCGCAGACTGGCGCATTTTACTTAAGATGCCTGCCGTCTCAATCTTGTCGTTCTCTGCCATGCCAAAGAGCTCCGAGTTCACCCCTGCAATCTCCATGATGTCTTTTTCGAATTCTGCCTCTAATTGGAACATGCTGGCGGGGATTTCAGGAGCTTGGAGTCTCTGCACGTCTTGGATGTTAGATTCGGGCTTGAGCCAAACTACTTGCCCTTGACCAGTCTTATAGAGTGATGCTGGATTGGATACCGAGTTTGTCTTTGCTACCCAGCCGGAGTTTAGTTGGTTGTCGATGATATCAACCATTTTTGAGCGGCGTTTGTTCAGCTCTGTCTGAGGGTCCCTGACTATCCGTACCAGCGATTGTATCTTCCATGTATAGAGGTCGTAAGAAGGCTCGAATATTGCGAAGAATGGCACAAACGGATAGTCATTGAGGCCGAAAGGGTCTTGCCCATAATAAAGAAGCTCACCTTCGACGATAATCCCTAATTCTACTGAACGGACAGGCTTTCGGATGAGTTCGAGCTGAGGATAGAGCTGCTTGAACTGCTTGAGACGCTGCTTATCGCCTTTCCACTCATTTGTCTCCCCAGTGTCCATGTCTACGAGGACATCCTTCGTCTCCCAACGCGTCCTCCAATATTCAGTGTAATTCAATAGCTTCTGCATTCCCCATTGACGAGCGTAGGGCATGTAAGTGAACTTGTCATCGCGACTGCCCCAAGGAAGTCTCTCTATCACATCTACTTTCTCCGGGAGGAGAGAAGCTACCTCTGTCCTTGAGAGGAATTTGCGCCGAGCAACGAAAGAGCAGTCCGATAAGTCTTTCTTAGTGAGGAAAGGGTCGAGAATGACAGCGTTCCAGGCATCGTGATGAAAGCGTATGTCGCCAGAGACCGGGTCGCTTCTATAGTCGAGCCAGGGGGAAACGAATGACATACCTGTAGTGAGTGCTCCCTTAAAGGCCTCTGAGATGATTTCGTAGCCATCTCCATACTGCATGACGTATTGCATTGCATCTGTCTGAATCTCGGCAGTGAGCTCAGATGAGTTCTCAATAGGAGTGACAACTGTTGAAAGTCTGTTTTTTCGCTGGTAACCTTGCACGAGGTTAATAAGTCTTCGTATTTTGTTGTAAGTGAAAGAAGACCGTCTTTGGTTATTAAGGTATGATAATTCTTCCAGAGACCATTGATTTCCAAGGTAGTAGGATAAATCCTTATATGCCTCAGCATAATATGTATTCCACAGTGAGTAAGCTCGTTCGTAAGACTGCCCGAAATCTTGAATAATGTCTTGGTGAAACTCAAGTCTCGGGTCCGAAGCTATTTTCTTCTTGTAATCATGGACAAAATCTTTAGCATCTGAAGAGTAATCTGACATGGGGCTGGACATCTACTACCACTTTAGTGTTTTGCCCCATTGTAAACATTTATTTAGAAACTGAATAGAAATTAAATTTTAAGTGATTGTGCCTTTGAGAAGAAATTAAAGCTTTTTCTTGTTCTTTAATTCGCTGTTTTCGAACTGAGCCCAGTCTGAATGCATTTGCGTTACTTGATTAATGGGAGTCTTTGGAAATAGTTTGTGCACTGCAGGTTCTGAAGAAGAACTTTCAAATGACTCCCTAGGCTCTTCTTCCCCCATAAAGGGCGACAAAGAATCCACGGTTTCTGCGCCTTTAGAGAGAAATTCGTCAAAAGATTGGTAAATGGTCGAATTTAGCTTAGGCGAAGGCAGTGAATTTTCGTGAAATTCCTCTTTAACGGGGGCTTGTTTGCTCTCAAGCATATCTTTGTCTTCTATAGCCTGAATATCCTCTGCCATAGCAGATAGGTCATAAGCCTCATCGAAAGAATGCAAGTCGGGAGTTTGTGTTTCTGTAAAAGAGGTTGTGTATTGCCCCGAGAGAAAATTAGCTCTTGTTGTGTTAATCATGCTGAAGCTCCTTAAATGGTAAAGAAAATATTAAGAAAGCGTTTCTTATGAGTCAATAAAAATTAGACGATGGAAATTTCTGTAGCTTGCCTAATTCTATTTCCCGTGTGCCATATAGACTGGCCTACGAGATTGAGAAAGCAAAATCCTCCCATGCTCAGGGTAATGGCAAGGAGAGCCTTTAAAAGGATATTAGGGTAGCCTAATTTATCTGTTAAAGCTTCTTTAAGTGTTTTAGTCATAATTTCCTCCGTTAATTTATACTAACTCTGGCTCATTATGTGGATTTGGGTCTGGGGGGACTACAACGTGAGGGTGAGGTTCCATCCATGTTGGCGTTTCAATCGGTATATCAAAGACAAAAGCAAGTGGCATGATGACAAGTAAAAAGTGAATCATTTGAGTTTTCCTTTTTTAAGTAGAAACCATTCTCTAATTAACACAGATAAACAGCAATAAAAAGGAATTACTTGATAAATTAATTACTGCCACCGGGTGGCGTTACCCCTGGAGGCACTGGAATGCGTGGAACTGGGCCTGTGATAAGAGGAGTGGGAGAAATAGGGCTCATTGGAGAGCGAGGAACTGGACTAGGGGGAATCTGCACCGGGACCATGATAATTCTCCTTTAGGTCATTAAAAACGGCAGCCATTTCAACAAGAGCATCTCTGAACTCCTCTTCGTCTAATTTAAGCACCGTGACAGCTAAAGCAATCGCCGAGTTTATGAGAGAGGCAAAAGCGATGGAAGAGGGGATTTCTTCTCTGTCCAGGAAGTTGATGAGCTCTCTTGCCGTATTGACGACTCTTTTTTCGTTTCTACTGGTCATGCTTTTCCATAGATAATAAAGAGGGTCTTTTATCTACTTTTAATGCGGTTACAATGTAGAAATAATCATTTTCCAAACAAGAGAACACGTGTGAATAAGAGGGGAGTTTTTTATTTTCCATTACATTCACTAAAGAAAGGGCTTCTTTTTGTGCTTCAAGTGCATCTTCTTCAGACATGTTAAGCTCGCACTATGGGGTTAGGAAGGCCATTGAGACGAGGAGCTTGGTATGGCCAGTACATGTTGTAAGGGCCATAATAAGGAGGGATAGAGACAGCTACCATTCCTTTGCCTCCTGCTCCGCCAACGGCGCCTTGTGTTGCACTAAACGGCAGTGGCCAGGGAAAGGGTCTTGGCCTTGGAGGAATCTGCACAGAGACACGTCCGGCTCCTGAGAATGGACTGCCGTTGCCTCCGGCACTGGTTATTTGGCTTGGGGGGTTGACTGCTGGCATGTTTTACCACCTTCTCTGCTTCAAGGATGGCCTTGATTTCTTTGTAATAGAGCTCTTTAACGAACTTTGCTCTTTTTCTTTCAAGTATCTCATATAAACATTTTCCTGCATAACAAGTCCACGCCAGAATGACGCAGAGTAAGAGGAAAATACTAGCCACGAAGCCAGTAAAAATAACGTTGCAAAAATTACCTTCCCCATTGCTATTCATAAACTCCTTTAGTGGGCAGTTTTTCTTTCAAAAAAGAGGTTAAGTCCGAGCCGTCTTCGAATATTTCATCGCCGACGTGGTTGATTAGATTGCAGAGAGTGTCGAGGAAAATGTCCCTATGGCGAGGCTCCATCATGGAGTAGCAGCCGATAAACACCGTCAAGAGATAAGAAGAGGCAAAAGCGGGGTCTTTAGAGTAAATCTTCTGGAAGCATTCGGTAAAAGTGCGGGCGTTTTCGGTTTTATCGTTCATTTTTTATAGTTTTATTCCTTTCCATACTCCTTAAGTTCCTTCAGCAATTCCTTTTCTGCTTTATCCATCATTTCCTTCAATTCTGGAAATCTTGGATTTCCGGTATAGATAACCAGTTTTTCATACGGAACACTTCCAGGAGGGTAAGTATTTACAAGATACAAAACGAAATCCCAAGTCTTTAAACAAGAAACATCACGAATTTTTATAAAAGGTATAGTTTTATTCCTTTCCATACTCCTTAAAGTTGACTGTCCTACTAGACCTGGATATCTCTCAATAAATTCTGATATAGAAAGGTGTTGTTGGTCAGCAAAAAGGCCTTTCTGCTCTATCGAAATTTTTTCATAAGAACCCGATAACAGGCGAATCATTTTTTGTTTTAACTTTTCTGAAATTCCGTTTATTTTCACTCGAACCTCGGGTGGTATCTGTTATACAGGCGTTCTGCTTCCGCATCCGTTATCCCGCCTTTGTCTTCATCTATATGAGCCTTAATGGCTAATGCCATATAGCGGAATGAATCGGCCCCGTGCGAGTACTGGTCGTGGCAAGGTCTACTTTTATATATTTGGAAATCTACGTCAAACTCTTTTCTATAATTTTCAAGACACTTAACTAATCTTGAGCAGTTCTTGGTGTCAATCCAAACACGGTGGAAGATACTTCGGACAGCTTCAATGCCGTCTTCAAGCTTTGTTCTAAGTGTATTAAGAGTGATAAGGGGGATTCCGAGTTGGGCGGCCCGTTCTTTTGTTGAAAGTCCGACAGCAAATTGGTGAGATTCAATATCGTGCGGCCCGAAATACTTGTCGTAGACGTAGGGTTTTTTCTTGATGACATCGGCATAGTGCGCAAAACCTTCTCCGCTATGCTCATAGTAGTCGATAACATGGATTTCCTGGCCGATACATTGGAACCAAATGACAGCACAGGCGTCCAAGATTCCCGGGTCGAAGACCACATTAACCCTACAGTCCTTATCCCAAGGAATAGCATGCTCCGCGCTGATTCTACCTTCAAAACGCGCTTCTCTAATCCACTTTGCATAAAAACTCCCATCAACTGAACTCTCAAAGGCTTCATCAGCGGTACTAGGGAATTCACGCATCATGTCGTCTTTTTGAGTCAGCAGTTTCTTGTAATACCAATTCTTTTGCTCTTGAGAAAGGTCAATCCCCTTTGCCTCTAAGTCAAGGAAATAGTTATCTATCTCTTGAGGAATAACGATGTCCTCTTCTATTCTATACTCCGGACATTCAAACCAAGGAAAAAAATGGAACCTGTAGTCGAGAGGCGTGAGTTTCTTATTCGCTATCTTATCTGCCTCGGCCAGCTTGCAGAGGTCATAGAAGTGGCCCTCCTTCCCTTCGGCTGTGCTCTCGATGAAGACATATTGGCGGCTGCCGAGGGTATTCAGAGAGCCAGAGATAATCTCACGAGCCTTGTCGGGGAAGTGGGAGCAGATTTTTCCAAACTCACTGATGTGGAGATATTGCAGTGTGCTTCCTCTCATGGACGTGCCTACTCTGAGGCTGGAATGGTTATTAAAGACAAGCTCTCGAGCGCTGTCGACAGTCGCTGTTCTGAGGGTCTTGATGCAATCCGGCAACTGGTCGTAAGCGAACTTCACGCGCTTAAACATGTGCTCCGCGTCTTCTCTTGTATGTGCGATGATGCCGGCGGAGGTGTTAGCGTAGAAAAGGCAGCGGTCAAGAAAAAAAATGCCAACAAAGGTCGACATGCCCATTTGCCGAGCCTTGAGGACGATGTTTAGAAACCACATTTCCTTATAGAGTTTTTGCTGAGGCCAGTTAAAGCGAAAGTCCGTCTGGCGCCCCTCTTTATCCACGATTTTGTAAAGATTATTGAGCCTCCAAAGCGGGTCTTCGAGATGCTTGGCAATAAGCTCCATCTGCTTTTGCTTTTGCTTTTCAACCCAGCCTATCTTAGCCATCTCACTTCCAACGATTTAAGAGAATCATCACTCCACCAACCAGGGCTGCGGAAAGGGCTATTGAGATAAGCGAACTGACGACTAAAAAAGTAGCGCTAGTCTCCACAGTCACCAGCCTCACCAATTTCGAAGATTTGGGCGTCTTTTTGCTCTTGAGGAGGGCAAGTACATTGCTGCTCTATCTCCCTGAATTCGGGGTAGTAACTCTTGTAGGGAGTGCCGCAAATTTCACATTTCACTTTAAACCGCCTTTTCCGGCCTCCATTGGCAAGCAGGACACTCCCCGTCCAAACAAGCTCCCTGGAGCCACTCTCCACACGTCTCGCAGTAATAAGCCTCAAATCGCCTGTTAAGCCTCTGTCTCGAAGAGAGGTCGCAATTTACACACCTACGGAAGAAACTCATGGGTGTTTGCCAGGGCTTATGAAATTGAAGTGGAATCATCTTCCACTCCTGAAAGACTTTCTGTATTCGTTTCTGAAAAAGAGGCATAAGTCCCCGAGCCTCCCGATTGCTTCGGACTCAAGAGGGCCTTGCATTTGCACCACAATGCTGCACATCTTGTCGATACACCGGTCCAGCTTTTTTAACTTCGTAAAAAAGTCCCGGTCCAGCTGCTTTATCACCTTCTCGTACATGATTTCTTCTGCGTCCAGCATTCAGGCTCCAAAGTAAACTCTTTCTTAGAAATATACCCCCTTGCATTTTCTGTCCATGGTTAAGTATACTCTTTGGCATGATTGTGGATATAATTTCGGACCCACATGGGTTTTACCCAGCTCTTGAGGGAGGAGACTTACTCATTATCGCTGGAGACTTGACGGCGAGAGACGATTTTCAGGAATGGAAAACATTTTTTAAATGGATTGCCACTTTGACTTATAAAAAAAAGATTGTAATTTGCGGCAATCACGATAGATTCATGGAATATAATCCTGGTTTCATGTTTGATGAAAAGGATTCGTTTGAATATCTCTGCGATTCGGGTACTGAGTTTCAGGGACTTAAGATATACGGTTCACCGTGGACGAAGTCCTTTGCGGGGGAAAACCCGAAATGCTTGGCGTTTACTTGCGAGACTGAAGAGGAACTGGCTGACCATTGGAAGTGTATCCCAGAGGATACAGATATTCTAGTGACGCATTCGCCGCCATTTACCATTAGAGATGGAAGAAATCCAAATCAAAATCTGGGTTCAAGATCTTTAATGAAAAGGATTTCCAGAATTAATTTGAAATTACACGTTTTTGGCCATATACATGAAGGCTATGGCATAATGGATCTGCAATGGTTAAAATTGAAAAATGGACTTAAAGGGGGCTTGTATGTCAACGCCTCCCACGTCAATGAGTACTACGAGCCGGTTAACCCCCCAATACGGGTGGTCTTGTGACGGAGTCGGATGACCTCGAACTTTTTCCGTGGGAGCTTGTAAAAGAAATCACCTTCAAGAAGGAGAAGTTTGCTCTTGAGGTTATACTCAAGTCTGGAGATAGCCTAACAGCCAAAGCCAAAAGCCAAGAGGGTCAAGACGAGTTCATCCGCGAAGTCATGCTCCATTTAGACCACGACCGAGTCCACTTCGAGTGACCCCCTCTCTTCCCTTCGGGGGTACTAATAAGACTAGAGTATAGTACTTATAAGCTTATAGTTATATATCTAGCTAAGTATATATAATATTATATTAATATATATAGCCCCCCTACCCCCCAAACTCCTGAAAAAGGGGGTCCGAGCCCGAGTCCTTGTTCCCTATTTTTCCCCCTATTAGATATCATTACCCCCATTTATCTTTACCCATTAATTCTACGTTTGCTGTTCTTTGGCGCCTTCTGGCGCAGTGCTGTCCTCGGCATCGCAGCCTCGGCACCACTCTCGCTCGCTCTACTCGCTTTTACCAAGGCCATGGCTCTAACCGCCACCAAGCACCCCTCGTTTTTGGTCAAAACTCGGAGTTACTTGCGGCAACCCCTAACGCTGAAGGGCTTAGGAGAGAGAAATTGCCCAGCAGTGTAGGAGAGGTGTATCCCTGAGATTAGGTAAAAGACAGAGGCTCAAGGACTTACGGTAACAGAAGAAGGGAAAGGTGCTCTTGAGGAGTATGTGCCCCCTCAGTGTACTAAGGAAGAGCCAGTCTTTGTATGGTGTTTAGTATTAAAGGCTTGCAGAGGAATTGGCAAGAAGAGCCACAGGTAAGGGTTGTACTCCCTTAAGCTATGTTACTGAGAGAGAGGGGGTTGCGATTTTACGGAAAAAATAAAAAATATTTTTGGGGAGGGGGGCCTGCTCTATAAAACACACCCCACTCTTCTCCCACCAGGACCCTGCCCCCCTCGAACCGCACCCACCCTAAATATTTTACTTGATAGCACAGCCATTCCCCTTCTCTTCCCTCTATGCTCTACACTATAGCTATACTTACTATAACATTAGTACTCAACTACTTACACTATTCACATATCTCTATTACATTCATGCTTAGTTATTTAGAGGTTAGACGTAAAGCAGCTCGCTTGTCTGCACAGCTCACCGCTTCACTCTAACGCTTCTTGCTCTTGATAGGCTCGACTTCTATAGGCTGGTTGTCTAGACTAAGAGGTTCTTGCTTGGTGTCGTTAATCTTGCCTAGAATGACGGCGAGGGGGTTGGCGTTGTCGCCTGCTACTTCGCTTTTTTCCTTCCAGCCGTGTTTATTTGAGAGGACAAACTTAATGAAATTGCCGTCGCCTTTACGGGTGGTTGCTAGATGAACAAGGCGGTTTTCTTGCAATAATTTAGCTCGTGCGTAAACCTTTTCAAAGAAAGGGAGCCTGTCACACCACTCCAAAACAGTCGCCGGGCCAATTCTTCTCTCTGCTAACCAATTCCCAATATAGTAGTTATCTTCGTTCTTAAGCCATTTCTCAAGGCTCTCTGCTTCCTTAGCAATTTTCTCTACGGTCCAATATTTAGGCTTCCCCCCGTAGTCCGCTGGTTCAACTGTGATTGCGCTGTTTTCTTCCCCGTCTTCGTTAGTTTTAGTTAGTTCGCTTTCGGTGTTCGTTAATTCACTCACAATATCTCCCCATAAACTCTTTGTTTTATCTCTACAGGCTCAGGGTATTAGAAGAAAAGAATCTTTACTACTTGTTTTATTCGGTACATTTTTGTATTATGGTTCTCATTAATCAACAACATAACCAAAAACAATGAGGATTGCCATGAACACAACAACAAAGAAACAATATTCGCCTTGGGGAAGAGTACAGAGCAAAGAAGTTATAACGCCTTGGCTCTACAGCGTAGCAACCTCCTCACATGGAGGTCTTAAACTAAACCGCGAATACAACGCAAAGATACCTGCAATTTTTAGAAAGAAGGGCGGATGGTACGAAGAAGATTGCGCCCTTGAGATAGTAGTTTTATTTTTACACGCTCAAATTGAAAAAGACGGTTGCGGTTCAGTTTGGTTTACCAACGACCTAGAAAGAGCTAAACAAACCGTTAAAGAATATTATCCATACGAATACGAAGAACACTTCAATGTTGTTTTGCAAAGGGGCGAGTCGCGTATAAAAGATGAAGACGCTTTCAAGGAAGCCAACAAACATAATTTCTTCGCATTTTGCAACCAGGGTATGCAAAACAATGTAAAATCTCATCTTCGTTGCTCGGCAACCGGGGAAGAGATTTGCGTAATGGTTGCTAATCACATCCACGAAGCGCACGAAACTCCATATGGAGCCGTTTATACTCAAGAAGAAGTTTTGAACCTAAGAAAAGCAACCATTTAACCCTTCTATTTGCCGGCGCTTCACTCGCCGGTATCTACAAGAGTTAAACAAACACAAAACAAGGATGAAAATTATGAGCTCACACATGTTAACAGACGAACAATACCAAGAGATTGCCGATTGGTTATTTACCGAATCTGTTTTAAAAAACGGAGACCATTGGAGAAGTATTCGAAACTTTTTAGGCTATGAATACACCGATGAAAAACACTATTCAGCAAGTGAAGGCGAGATAAAAGAGGCCGTAAAATTTACGGTAAGAAACTACTACAACTTGAACCGTCTTGCTCAATGTACGAGATACGGCGAAATATACGACCGAAACGACAAAACAGAGTTTACGCCGAAATCTTTATTTCAAAATAAGGAAAACGCTGTTATACGCCTTCTAAAATCGCTTCATTACCAGTGCGCAGAATACCTTACCAGCGATACCGCTTTGCATAAGACTCTTAAAGTGTTCATCGGCGAGCTATGTGAGAATCTTTTTAAGAGAAACGAGGTATAGCATGTTTATCCCCGTTTGGATTATCATAGCATTTTTTCTAATCTCCGTGGTTGAATAGCCTGAAACCCAAAACCGTTTGAAAATTGCTTTTTAAAATCCCCGCCAAGGCCATTTAAAGCCCCTAGAATCGTTTATCCAGGGGTAACTAATACCAACGTAGCCTAGAAGGGTATCTCGCTACTACGGGGCAAATTAGAGGCCTCCTTGGTCATTTGCATAGACGATAGTAGCTGTGTAATTGAGGCTAATTCCTTGGCGATTGCCTTGAGGTTGAAGCTAATCCAGTGGAGCGACTCTGCCGGTTCTTGGAAATTGCGAGGGTTGTTGCCTCCTTGAAAGGGGCGGTTGTAGTCTTGGCTCATGCAGCTCCTTCGTCGGGTGTCGTCGGCGTAGCCGTTTGTGGTTGAGGCGATTGCTCGCGGATGGTCGCAAGGACTTGAGCGAGGTTAACATAGACTTCTCGGTTTTGCGAGTCTGTAACCATCACTACGGGGGCCTCTCTAGAGTATTGCACGGCTTGTTTGAGGCGGGTGTCTTGTTCGTCGTCCATTAAGTCTACCGTAACGGTTTTTTCATTGGCGAAAATGAATATATAGCGCATGGTTTAAGCTCCTTTTTTCTTTTTAGGGATTTTAGCGCCGGATTTGCGGGCGGTATTGAGGGCGATTGCAACGGCTTGTTTTTGAGGCTTGCCGGCCTCAATTTCTGTCTTAATGTTTTCGCTTATTGCTTGTTGGCTTTTTCCTTTAACTAGAGGCATAAATATATTTTCCTTTCTTATAAACACGTTAATACTTCGAATTGGAGGCTCTACCCACTTAAAAGAGTCTGAAATACCGTCACAGGCTTCAAAAAAACGGAGGTCGTTGTCTGTCAGTATAATCTCGAAAAAGAGCTCATCGTCGAGCGATTCATAAATTATGCGCATTCTGGGCCGCCTATTGGCTGGAGCTGCTCGAGGGGGATAATTTTAATTACTGTTCGGGGGCGGTCGTCGTAGCGCTTACGGATTATGCAGTCTGTCACTTGTGAATCGTCGTAGTACACTAACTTCTTGAGTGCGTTTGTAACGAGATAGGCGAGATTGTCGAAGTCAGGCTTTTTGGTCGGCAAAATCACGCCGTTGAGCATTTGAGTGCGCTTGGCCTTGGAAGTGCTTTCGGGAATGGGCATATAGAAAAAAAGGTGCATCTCTATAGCGCAAGTGAGAGGGGTTGCCGGGGCGTAAGGCTTTATTTGCCAAATGAGGGTGTCAGCGTCTTTTTTGGAGGGGTTGTAGGCAATCCCCGTTTTGCGGATGAATTTTGTTTGCTTTTGGGGGATTGGAGGGCCGAAAATCTCGTATAATAACATGCATCTCTGAAGTAATGGGCTTTTTCAGAGACATAAATTCTTTTGCATTAATTTAAAAGTAATTTATTTACACCACTCCAAATTTAACTAATTTCTCTTTTTCTTCTTCATATAAAGAGACTAGCGCCTCTCGGGCAATAACCCATGCTCTACCATATTTCATGGCTCGGAGCTTGCCTATCCTTAAGAGGTAATAGACGTGGTGAACCGGGTAGGGGATTTTGAGCATTTCGCTCAAGACTTTTGAGGCCTGGACAACGCTCCAGCGGTTTTGCTCTATGTCAAAGAGCCTGAGTCCATTGACTACGCGCTTTTCCCGGCTGTATTTGTTCTTGCGATATTCGTCGATGTCGGCCGCGGTGATTTTCCAGCACCATTTACCTTTCACAAGCACCTTCTCCGCTTTGAGTTGCCCCAATTTAATCGCCTTGTAAATCGCTTGCCTGCCCGTTCTCGCATATTTAGCCGCCTCTTTGAGAGAAACGAAGCTTTCTTTCTCGTGCATCTTCACCCCGTAAGTCTTTTACCGTAACATCTCCGCTTGTCAAGCGTTCTATCATCTCCGCTTTTTTTTGAGTAGGTCTCCGAGTTCCCATAATGTATTTATCAAGACCGGAACGACAAATGCCAAGAAAATCGGCAAGTTTCTGCCGACTCATTCCCGTTTTCTCTAAATAAGCAAATAAATCCATAAGATTCTACTTTTTTGTCTTGAGTTTAATCTAACCTGTGATATAAGATAAAGAGAAAAAATAAAGAAAAAGGTGAAAGTTGATAGAACATAACGGGAAAATGTACGCTAGAGTGTCAGAGGTTCTCCAACCATTGGTCGATTTCGGAGGTGCAGACCCTGAAGTTGTAGCTAAAAAAGCTACAGTGGGCACTAATGTTCATGAGGCTATCAACGAGGAGCTCGGAGGTGGTTTTCCAGTTCTCGGAGCTAAGGAGCGCGGCTATTTCAAGAGCTGGCAGAAGTGGAACAGCATATTGAAGCCGGCATTTCTTGAAACGGAAATGCGTTATTACGACGACAAGCTCAGACTCACTGGCTGTATCGATGGGCTCATCCAGCTGCAAGGTGAAAAAGAAGCTACTCTCATCGATTATAAAACCAGCGTCCAAGAATCTCCAATTGTGTGGCCAATGCAAGCTCACCTCTATCACCATTTGTTGATAAATGCGGGCAAAGAGATAGCCCCCAAGTTCATCTTTCTAAAGCTGGATAGGTATAGTGAACTTCCAAAGGCGTTTGTCTATAAGTTCGACGTTAATTTAATGGGGAAATGTCTTCAAGCGGTAAAAGAGTTCTGGAGAAAACAAAAACAATAAAAAACCCCGGGAAATTTACAAAACCCGGGGCAAACAATGAACGAATAAAAATTAACCAAAAATAGGTGCAAAAATGAATGCTAGTACTAACAATTTCAACATAACCGAATTGCAAAAATATTTAAACAATATTTTCGAGATAGAGAGTAAAATGCGGGTAAAAGACCTCAGAATTTCTCTGCTTGAGTTTGAAGTGGCTTTGCAAAAACAGCTGCTCGCTTCTTTTAAAAAACATGTAAACTTCTCATTAGAAAAGGTGAAACTATGAGCATCCAAACACAAGAAAAAGAGCTCACTTTAGAACAAGCTGCTGTGGATTTGAAAGGGCGGCTTGGGGAAATCGTCTTGATAGCTAATAATTTGGTGGTAAAAGACGAGGTTTCTTTCAAGAAGATAACGGCGCTTTACTCGGAGTCTAAAGATTGGGAAAAGCAAATTGAGTTTATCCGCAAACAGGCCAACCAGCCAGACCAAGAGCGTATAAACGCAAGAAATGACAAGGCAAAAGAGCTGCTTACCCCTCTTAAGCAAATTCAAGAAATCGCAAAGAAAAAGACTGCTGGCTACCAAGAGATGCTTGAGGAAGTGAAGAGGCAAGAGGAAGCCAAGATAAAAGAGGCGGTTGACCTTCTTGGCCTCGAGGATATGCCCTATTTGCCGCCCATGATTCAAACTCAGAGGTCGGCATCTGCTGTAGCGTATACCAAACAAGTGAAGCGCTTTAAAGTCGAGGACTTGAGCAAAGTGCCGCTGCAATTCCTTCAATTGAACGAAGAGGCTGTAGAGCAGGCGATTAAGCTGGGACAAACAGAGATTCCCGGAGTTTTAATTTGGGAAGAGAAGGTAACGCAACTGAGGACGAGATGAAAAACTATAATGAAAGCTTTATTAAGCATTTTTTAACATTAGTGACCTTTATAATTTGCACTGTAATTATTTCAAATTCAATCCCAACTATTCCTGAAAAAATAGAATTCAGAATTGGTGGTAAACATGATTCAAATATCTACATACAACATAAACATAAAGGAGGAATTGGACAGCATGATGGCTTTTAAAAACCCCTCCGTAAACTGGAGTAAACGGAGGGTAGAGGAATAACTATGAATTTAGCAAAAAGTGGCTGAAATCTTAGGAATTAAAGCCAACTTAAAAATAAGATTTACCAACAATAACAACAAGGAAAATAACATGAGTAACTTAACAAAGTATCAACAACAAGAAGAGGATATTAAGGTTTTGAGAACAATGGCGGCTATCGCCCTTCGTTCTGAGAAATATAAAGACTTCAACGAGTCGACTATCCTCAACATTTTCATGACTGCAAGAGCTCTTGGAGTCAATCCGATGCACGCCTTAAATGGTGGCTTCAACATCATCAATGGCAAGATAAACATGTCGGCGCATTTTATGAGCGCCTTGGCAAGACGTGCCGGCCATAGCCTGAAGATAATTGAGAACACCGAAGCGAAATGCGTGATTATCGGCAAACGCAAAGACAATGAGGACTCTCTAAAGTACGAAAT